GCTACTGTTACAATGGAAGGAGACTATGGATCATTGATGCGTTTTGAAGTTAACTGTAAATTAAGTCAAAATACTTTTGATGATTTTGATGAAAACTTTTTGATTGTAGGGGCCGATGTTACCATCACGTTTAGAGGCAATGATAATTCTAAATTTTCTGATTTAGAAAGCCGATACCAAGCTAAATTATACGACTTTTCATGGACTATCAATCCAGATGGTACAGTAGATATAAACATGAAAGCGGTAGGGGCTGGACAATCAGCATTATATACAAATATATTTGAAGGAGCCGGCGCGGCATATGCCGGACTTGAGTATCGAGCTGATTACGATGATAGTGCACCGACAAAATCTCCGGTAACCGGATTAGCAGATTTTATTGATTATTACATACAGGCATCTACCGGTACATTGGATGCTGACGATTTTGCTCCGATAGAGACGGCTACGAATAATGCTGGATATGGATTTTTTATTAGGTGGCACGATTTACGAGGTGATGATCTATTTAACTCAGAATATGCCATTAATCAAGATTTACTTATAGAAGATACACGTGGTATTTATATTACATTAGGATTTATACTTGACACATTAAATGCTCAATTTTCCAACGCAGCTACACCGACGAACATTTCATTTAACGCGGAAGCTAACTTAAAGTATGATATAGGCTTTTTACCTAGTGCAAATCCTATAGAATGTATTTTTTGTTATGGATCTCATGGCGGGCAACAGCCGACTATTTATTCAAAAATAGGATCAACTGTAGGACAAGCAAGCTCTAAAGATACGGGGTATGCAGCATTAGGTAGTGCTGCACATGCGACGTTTAATATGGATTCAGGTGGATTGCGAGATATATTAATTAATAGAGACTTAATTAGAGGTATTTTTAAAGAAGCCACTTCAATAAAATATTCAGGTAACACTGTAAAATTTGCAGGTATAGAGCTTTCTGTCCCAGAATACTTTTTAACTGTTGATACTTTCTTTACTAAATTATTTTCAATAATAAAAGCTAATAGTGGCGGAGCTATCGATTTAATTTTAATTCCCGATGAAAATGCTACCGCGTCAGTACACTTGCTAAAAATTTATAACTTACGTGGACCTGAAAACTTTTTTGAGCCTTTTACGTTTAAGCGCGGCGCCATAGGTATACGTGATATTAAAATAGTAAGTAAAGTACCATCAGCGACAGCAGCCGCAGCGTTCGGCGCGCGAGGAGTATCTGGCGATAGTGACTCTGAAAAAGCTGGTAAAGCCATTTCACTTCCAGGCAGTTCAGAAGAAGGTGTTGAAGAACAAGGGAGTGGATATCCAACTAGTGAAGAACTAAGTAATGCTAAGTTTACTGCACAATACGATGATTTTAACGCCTCGGCAGTTGATGGATTGCGTGCGGTTATTAAGCGAATAGTAGATAATGAGTCCACTGAAAAGACGGTAGAAAAAACTACAATTGCATGGCCGATAGAACTTACAATTACAACAGTGGGGGTCGATGGGTGGAAGTTTGGAGATACTATTTCATATGAAGGATTACCTAAACGATATCGTGATGCTCGCGGAAAAGTTAAAGTTGGATTTACTATAACACGTGTAGTACATACTTTTGGTACTGAATGGACAACTGGTTTAACTAGTCAATGTAGATTCGTAGGAAGTGGGGCATAATACATGGCAAACTTTTATAAACCAATATATAAACAACAGCCGCCTAAATATACTAATGGCGGTCAATTTGTTATACAATCATCTTTAAAAGAGTATATAGGATTTTATATACAAAATAGTGACGGTAATTACTATACATATCCAGATTTTAATAATAGTGTAAGTGAAATATTATTACAATCACCGACACCCTTAAAGACAGATTCTAATACTATACAATATTATCAGATGACCCGGGCAGATTATTCAAAAAAAATATATCCAATTTATTACATACCGACAGTAACACAGTATGATATACAACGTGGATATCTAATTAGATATGTAGCACAAAAAATAAATGAGCCTAACGTTATAATTGAAATTTCTAAAGAACAATTTATACCTAACACTAACTTAGCTATAAGTAAAAATGTACCTGGTATTGATACGAACATATGGATCATGCATAATATAAATTGGACTATTAACGGTGTATATGCAGATGTAATAAAAAATAATCGTAAAGTACTTAATGCCGCGGAACGGTATGTACCGGGTATATCAAAATACTTTACAGACTTAGCAGAATATATACAAGTGCCGATGACAGGGCCTGATCGTATATATACAGATGGCGATGCTGTGCCGATGTCATTACCAACATCATATCAAATACGTACTAGCAATCAAGTCCCGTTAGGTCAAGCCTGTGCAAATTGTATATTTCGTTTTGGTAATAACTGCCGTAAATGGGAAGCAGAGGTACGTAACAATCACTGGTGCCGCGCCTGGCAGTTAGGAAATCAGTAAAAACATTTGTCTATTTGAAGTAATGATCATATATTTAGAGTATGATCGTAGAGTCTATAGAAGTTTTCAATCATGTACGAGAAATGATTCGGAAAGAAGATTCTTTCTGGATTCCTGTGTATTCCGATACATATAGACACTATCAAAATAATCGTATAAGTTTCGTTTACATATACTGTATACAATCTGAATTAGATTATATCATTCCATTCGAACATACGGATTGTGTTTGCCTTCAAACCGAACAAATACAAGAACTTGCAAGTGATGCTAGTATCTTTGTTTTAGCAAAAAAGCGACTACAAAAAACATATGTCAAACCGTGTTATGATGCCGATCTGTTTGCTTGGTGGAATACTGGCAAAATGTTACCGTTAGACGATGTTAATACTTCTGCACATGACTCTTGGAATACATGGTGGTACAATGAAACAAATGTAAATGATTGGCTTCCAATCGTAAAACATATAGAACGTTGTACGGCTATGCGTAAAAAGTTTATGGATGTGTATAATGTATACAAGATAACAGATGACTTTAAACGTTATGATATGGATGTAATGTCTGTATTTGGTAAGATAGAACGTAACGGAGTTCATGTAGATTACAATGCATTTACAAGCCATTTCAAATCTAATGGCATCGTAGACAATACAGTACATACAGAATATAATTTATATACCAGTACTGGTCGTCCTAGTAACAAGTTTAACGGTATTAACTATGCTGCTTTAAATAAAGATGATGGCAGTCGATCTGCATTCACTAGTAGATATAAAAAAGGAATGCTAGTTGAATTTGACTATGATGCCTATCACGTACGATTGATTGCCGAATTGATAGGCTATGCATTACCATCAGGATCTGTTCATACATATTTTGGTAAACAATACTTTGATGCGGAGACATTAACAACAGAACAATACGAACAAAGCAAACAAATAACGTTTCGATTGTTGTACGGTGGTATAGATGATGAATTTGCTCAGATACCGTTCTTCGGAAAGACTCGTGACTATATCAAAGAGTTATGGTCCAAGTATCGTAAACATGGAGTTATCAATACTCCATATTACAATAGGCCTATGCATAAAGAACATATGCCAGACATGAATGCAAACAAGTTGTTCAATTATCTATTACAGGCAACTGAAACAGAACATAACATGAGCATGTTAAAGTGTGTATTGGATAAACAATATAATTCGAGACTTATACTTTACACGTACGATTCCATACTATTTGATTTTAATATGGAAGATGGTAAGCAAATGTTAACAGAACTTCGTAAATGTATGGAAGAAGGCGGAAAGTATCCGGTTAAGATAAAAGCCGGTACGAATTATCATGCCATGCAAGACATGACTAACAAAGTGTCCTGATATTTATTTTATATCAATATTTATAACAAAAGATATCACTATGACAGAGTTACCAAAATCAATAGTGCAGACAGTAGTATCATCTCAGGAAAGTGTATTAATACCAAAAACACTAACACCGGATATTATTGACATTTTAAATTCTGCATTAGCCGAAGAATATATGGCCCACTATTTTTATAGAGGTGCGTCTAACTGGTGCCAAGGAGTTGGCTATGTTGCTGCCGCGGCATTTTATGCTAAAGAAGCAGCTGCAGAGTTAGAGCATGCAGAAAAATTACAAAAATTTATCGTTGATTGGAATGCAACACCTGTATTACCAGCGATAAAATTTAACGGCGAATTTGATCACTTGATAGATACAGTAAACAAAGCATATACAATTGAATATGCATTAGGTGATAAGTATATGGGATGGGCAGCTCAAGTGTTCGGGCAACATTTAATGACATTTAATTTCTTGCAAGAATTTGTAGACATTCAAAATGCTTCTATTGCAGAAACATCGGATTTATTAAATGCGGCACAATTGGTAGATGTTTCAAACAAATTGGATTTATTACACTATGAAGAAAGATATTTTGTTTAAAGACTTGGATAGCCTGTTCAATTCAGAAGAAGAGATAACAACTCCTACACAACTAATTGAATCAGTTATAGATGAAGAATCTACTATAGAAGCATTACACTTAACAGAATCTGAAAAGGATGATATCATTGCAGAATGGTTTTATCGTTTACCAAAAGGATATGCTGTACAGCCATATTCTGAAGAAGAACTTAAAGTATTGGATGAAGTATTGCAAAGTTATGTGTCGGATAGTTTAAACGAAGAAGTCTTAAAAGAAGCTTCAATGACAGACATAACAAATAAAAACTTGTTAACACAAATAACTGAACAAGATAAACAAGAGAAGTTCAGAGAATTTCTTTCTTATATACCGGGCGGAATTCCAACAACTCAATTATTAAATTTCTTAAACGGGTTGAATAAAAACGATGCAAAAGAATTTGTAGAAAAATTATATACAAAGGATGGTGTTGATAGTTTATCACCAGCCGACTACGCATCAGGCGTAGGCCAAAAGATTTTTGATATTAAGCCAGAAGGTATGGGCAAAGGAGAATTTTTTATAGCATGGTTAGTACCAGGTGCTAAAAATAGCGGCGGTGGAGAATCATTTGATGTAAAAGTTAACGGTAAAAAGTATGAAGTGAAAGATTATCGTCCAGATGATTCATCAGGTATTCGATTAGGTACTAAAGGTAAAGTAACTCGTTTTAAATTCTGGTATGAAATTATTAATACATTAGATTATATCAATGCTATTAAAAAAATAGATCCTACATTTGCAATATTAGGAGCAGCTGGAGATCAAGCAAGTGAATTGTATGAATTAGGTAGTGATATTAGAGGCGGTGAATTTCCAGGAACATCTAAAAAGTTGTTAGAAGCTTTCTATGAAAACATGAAAGAGGATTTTAGTTCCGAGCAAAGTGGATATACCATGGTGACATTACGCGGAGCTAATGTACCCCCAGTATCATATTCAATTGAAGAAATTCCATCTATAAAAGGTGATAAGTTAAATCTAAAACTTACATCAGATGCAATGTCGCCTAACGAAAATAAAATTCTTGTGTTAGCTAATAAAATAAAATACGTACGTGATCCAAAAGCTTTTAATGAAGATTTACAAACAACTGTAAATGAACTAGTAGGCGATCTTCCGTTCATAGTATTTAGAAAGTCGCAAATTAATATAACAAGAGACTTTAAATATAAAACTATATCACAGGGTACTATTTACATTCTTGAGAAAGAATTAGCTGATAAGATAGGTACTAAAAGAAGTAGAAAGTAAGGATAGTGAGTGAAGCCGCAATTATTATGCACATTTGCACATAAAAAAGATTTAAACATTATTGTAGATCATATTACAAATAGTTATACAATTTTAGAAAGACGTTTGTTTGTATTTACAGATGCTGAAATTCCTGCGGATGCCTATATCACTTATAACATTTCAAATGATACACGACACCAAACGGCGAATACAATAATGATTCACCGTAAAAAAGAAACCAATACGTTATATACAGTAAATGCATTGAATGCAATCATTCGCGCATGTAACAATGGATTGTTAGATAAGACATATGTTATTAACTGGGACACGTATCGTGATTCTTTGTTATTGACACAAGATCAAGATGTACGCCATGTACATTTACGATTGTTTAAGCGTATTGATTTATAATCAGTACCATATTTATACTAAATAACAAATACTAAATAACAACATTTTTAACATTTTTCTTTGACTTAGGGAAAAATGTACTTATATTAATGCTAATTAATTAATAATCAACATAAAAAAAGGAGTAAAAAATGGCAATTGACTTAAATGCAATCCGTAACAAACTTAATCAGTTACAAACACAGACCACTCGTCAAAACAATCTGTGGAAACCTGAACCAGGTAAACAACAAATTCGTATCGTACCGTATCAACATGATAAAGCAAATCCATTCCAGGAGATGTATTTTCACTATGACTTAGGTAAAAAGAATTTCTTATCGCCTATTACGCATGGTCGTCCTGACCCTGTTGTTGAGTTTGCTGAAAAATTGAAAGCATCTGGCAATTCTGATGAATGGAAGTTAGGCAAGAAACTTGAACCGAAAATGCGTTGCTATGTACCAATCATTGTACGTGGTAAAGAAAGTGAAGGTGTTAAGTTTTGGGGCTTTGGTAAAACAGTATATACTGAAATCTTAGGATTTATTGCAGATCCAGACTATGGAGATCTTACCGATCCATCTAATGGTCGTGATATTGTAGTAGAGTTTACCCCTTCGGAAGGAGGTGGATATCCTAAGACAGTTATCCGTGTTAAACCAAATACAACACCATTATCAGATGACAAGAATGTTATCGAGAAAGTTGCAAAACAGCAACCAAATTTAAATGAGATCTTTAAAGAGCCTACCTATGATGAATTAAAAGCAGCATTGGAAGCATGGTTAGATCCAGAGAATCAAGAAAGTGAATCAAATAATACTTCATCTGAAGAACCAGCTACTCCGAGCAATGTGAGTAAGGTTGATGATGTGAGTGCTGCATTTGATGAGTTATTTAACGAATAATAAAGGTTACTATGGCTGTATCCAAGAGCGAATTGGCAGACGAACTAGCTGGCGAATTAGCGAGCAACTTAAACAAGAAGTTTAAAAATACAGGATACAAAACCGCATACTTTTTAGAGGGGGACTTAGACTCCCCTTCTAATGTATCCGGTTGGGTAGGTACTGGGTCAAGTATGTTAGACTTGGCAATTTCAAATCGTCCTGGTGGTGGATTTCCAATTGGACGTATCACTGAGATAACAGGATTAGAAGCCTCTGGTAAATCATTATTGGCTACTCATGCATTAGCCGATACACAAAGACAAGGTGGATTAGGAGTATACATTGATACAGAAAGTGCTGTAAGCAGTGAGTTCCTAGAAGCTATCGGAGTTGATTTAACTAAGATGTTGTATGTCCCGTTAGAGACAATGGAAGATATATTTGAAGCAATTGAATCCATTGTAGAATCAGTACGCAAGTCTAACAAAGATCGATTAGTTACAATTGTTGTCGATTCGGTAATGGGAGCTTCGACTAAAATTGAAATGGCTGCCGAATTTGATAAAGATGGTTGGGCTACTTCAAAGGCAATTATCTTATCAAAAGGTATGCGTAAAATTACTAACATGATTGCACGTGAGAAGATTTGTTTAATATTTACAAATCAATTACGTTCTAGATTGGGAGTAAGCTTTGGCGACCCATGGTGCGTAGATCCATTTACTACTAAAGTAAAGATACGATATACGCGTGATTAAAACAATTTTCTTCCATCGGTATATATTTATATGTATAAAACATATAGACAACAACCGATGGAAGAAAATATAGACAACAACCGATGGAAGAAAATTTAATATTAACATATTTTGATATCATATTTGATAAAAACACATCTCCTATAACACTTAAGGTTAAACTAAAAGATGTTTTTAAAACAAAAATACCACCGACTCGACCCGATGGTCGACCTTATAGCGGAGTAACGTTGCAATATTATCAACATTATTTAGGTAATGAGTTAGGAGCAGCTGTACATACGGAACGTAAACGTCTTTGTTCTAAACAAAAATTAATCGATTGGTACTTAAATACACATACATTAGATGATATTGACCAAAAGTTATTATTAACAGAAAAACTTAATATTAATAAACGAGTTAGTGATTCATTACAAAAACATTACAAATCTAGTAACAGCGAACAAACTCGACAGAAACTAAAAGAACGTAGTAAAAAACATTCGGAACGTATAGGCAAAATTAATTCCGAAAAATGGAAAGATCCATTATGGAAAACTAAAGAAATGGCTCGCCGGCAACATGTTAATATGTACGAACGTACAGCTTTTAAAAACAAACAACGTATGCTAGATAACGAATTTAAGCGTAAATTTATTGAGGCATGTAATAATCCAGACCGTACGAAAAAGATATCTACTGCCGCTAAGAAAATGTGGCAAGAAGCTAGAAAACATGATGCTGATAAATTCCATCGTATGATACAATCACAAAAAAATAAAAACTTTTGCTTAGATTCATATTATATGAATTCTATAGAATATCAAGTGGGACTGTTATTAAATGATATGAAAGTTGCTTGGAGATATGAGCCGATACTTCACTTTAATGATCAGTCATTTATACCAGATTTTATAATTAATGATAATGTAATAATTGAGTGTTTTGGAGATTTTTGGCATGCTAATCCAAAGTACTTTAACCCGACAGATACGACACATAAAACGAAAACTGCTGCAGATGTTTGGAAACATGACAACAAAAAACTTGAAATATTGAAAGAAAATTCTTATAATGTAATTGTATTATGGGAATCTGAAATAGTAGATAATATCGAATATTGTAAACAAAAAATTAAAGAAGTAATATGAGTAAAACGATAATTGAAGAAGAAATAACATTGGCAGAACTAGCCGATCGATTTTTGTATGTTAATGATTTAACGTCTGAAGAGATATATGATATGTCAGACTTAAATATTGAAATTGAAACACTTGATCATAATAGTAATAAAATTTTTGTACCAATACAAAGTTTTATTGTAAAACAACCAGTTGAAAAATATTATACTGATGGCAGAATCAAGGTTACTGAAAACCATCGTTTTGTCGAAAACGGTGTAGAAATTTTCGCAAAGGACCACCCAGATTTTACTATAGTTCATGATACTATGAAAGTAGTCGATTTAGAAATTGATAGTAAAGATCATACGTATTTAGCAAATGGCCGACTAAATCACAATACTACATCGGGTGGTAAAGCTATTCCATTCCACGCTTCGGTTCGTCTTCGACTTAAGTCTGTAGGACAAATCAAAGCAAAAGATGCAAAAGGTGTTGAGCAAATTATCGGTATTAAGACTAGAGCACAAGTGATCAAAAATCGTATGGGGCCGCCCCTTAAGTCAATTGACTATGATATTTACTATGAATCTGGTATTGATAATTACGGCGGATGGCTTGAAGTAATGAAAGAATATAAACTTGTAACTCAGGCAGGTGCATGGTATACTTATACTAGAACTAATGGTACTCCAGTAAAATTCTTATCAAAAGATTTTGAAGGTGCATTAGAATCTGACCCGACATTGAAAGAAGAAGTATATACTGCAATATGTGATGCATATATCTTCAGATATCAATCCAGTGATATTGGAATTGATGATATTACAATTGAAGAGGACTTTATAAACGAAGAATCGTGAAGAATCGTTATTTTGAATTACTGCGTCAGATTGAAACAGATAGGACGACAGAACAAGTTACAACAAGAGATAGTCATATATTAGTTATCGACGGTCTCAATACATTTATCAGAGTATTCTCAGCAGTACCTGCATTAAATGATGACGGTGATCATATTGGCGGAGTGACAGGCTTTTTAAGGTCTGTCGCTTCTGTCATTCGTCAAATCAAACCTACACGATGTGTTGTAGTATTTGATGGCAAGGGCGGTAGTGTACGCCGAAAGAAAATGTATTCCAATTACAAAGCTAATCGCGCTGTTAAAACTAAATTTAATAGGCACGAGGAGTTTGCTTCATTAGAAGACGAATCCGCTTCAATGAAACATCAATTCTCACGTGTTATTGAATACATGCAATGTTTACCAGTAACAATGATGGCAATTGATAATATTGAAGCAGATGATGCTATCGGATACATTGCTAACGAATTGTATACAGATGAAAAGCATAAGGTGACAATCGTATCAACAGACCGAGACTTTTTACAATTAGTAAACAATCGTATATCAGTATGGAGTCCTGTAAAGAAAAAGTTGTATACTCCCGAAGTGATGCGTGAAGAATTTGGGTTTTCGGAACAAAACTATTTGTTATATAGAACGTTTATCGGCGATAAGTCGGATAATATTCCTGGCTTAGATGGCATAGGACTAAAAAGTTTAGTTAAGTACTTTCCATTATTTACGGAAGATCGAGAAATAACTATTGATGAAATAGTAGACTATGCTCGTACTGTAGAAAAGAAATACAAAGTACACGAACAAGTAGCAAATAACAAAGAATTATTAGAACTAAATCATGATCTAATGCAACTCAAAGAAGTTGACATCCCAGGCAATACTAAATTATTGATTGCAGACTTAATGCATAGACCAGTTGATAGACTTAATACTTATGAACTTAAGAAAATGTTTATGGCTGATAAAATGTATACAGTTATAAAAGATGTCGATAGTTGGTTGAACGGTTCATTTAATACACTAAATGCTTACACTTCTCTTTGATTATAAAGAATAAGTACTTATATTAGTAACATGACAGATAGATTAAGTAGTTACGGATATGCCTTTCAGATAAAAATTATCACGGCATTGATGACAGATAAAATATTTCTGCAACAAATATCTGATATACTAGTACCATCATATTTTGAAAGTGATGCTAATAACTGGATTGTATCA